AACTGAAATTTCATTTTCAAATTGTTGTGTTGCTGATACTGATGGGACCTTCGTTGCTGGCTTTGACGATGAAATGTTGATGTTATGCCAAATTGCGGCAAAGATAAGCGCAATAAATAGAGACATCAAAAACCAAATGCCTATTGCACCTGCGCCGAAGCGTACAGCGGGATTGCTGAGAATGGTAGTTTGTTCCATAATGGGACCTCATAAGATGCTTTGCATCTGTTGTTGTGAAAAGCCCCTGGTCGCCGTCGGAAGTGAGAAGGGGCTTTTTGTTGTCTATGAGGTAAATATCGCATTACCGATATTTTAAGTCAATAGGAAAACCGATATTTTAATAGGAAAACCGATATTTTTATTTTGGTAATAAAAAAAGCCCTTTTTAAAAGGGCTTTTAATTGTTGATCCTCTGACTTATTTTGTTCCTCTTGCATGTAGCCAATCAGTCGAATCCTTTTTAATGTTCCAAGTAGCCCAAAATGGTGGCTGTACAAGTTTAATTACAAGAATTTTATCATCTTTATCGACAAAACCTCGTATGTGTTCTCGAATTTCTTCTGATGACCAGTTTGTGTCTAGGAGCCATTGAGACTCGGTTGGTTTTGTTTTTGAGCCTGGGATTTTATCAATCCCTTCATTCAATTTATTATAATCCTTGGTTTTGATTAGATCATAAGTCAATGAAAATAATGCCATACATTTCTCCCCACCCGTTCTATTTTGAATTGACTGTGACGGGTTCACAGTATTAACTATGTCTTGTTCTTCTTTTTGCTCTGTATGTATATCTCATACAGTCAACAACTTGTCCAACAAAATGGCAATGTTCATCTAATGGAATTATGTTTGGTTGAAAGTTTGGGTTTAATGCCTGTAAATAACGTGAGTTATCTGACTCAATTACAAGCTTCTTAAAAGTGGCATCTTCAAAACGTCGAACAACAATCATATCTCCAGATTGCATATCACTGTAATAAACATCAGGATCAACTAAGATGTAATCACCCTCAAAAAAATCTGGATTATTACTAATCCCTTGAACTTTTAAATAAAAACAATTTGTGCATTCATCAGGTAGGGGAAGCCATTCATCGACCTGAGATAAATCTAAAGCCTGTACATTAGTAAATGTCCCAGCTTGCACCCATGACAAAACAGGTGCTAAACGTGCCTTAACAATTGATACATTACTTACTTGTTCACTAACAACGCCTTTTTTTAGTTCCTCTGCAGTAACACCCAGTGCATTGGCTAATTCGAGAATTGAGCCTGTTGTTTTTGCAGTTCCTGTTTCAAGGTCTGAGATAACAGATTGCTTAACACCAGACTTTTTAGCTAATTCCTTCTGAGTTAGTTTTCTTGCCTTTCTAAGAGCCTTTAAATTTTCACCCAAAGTTGCCATTAGCGTTCCTAAAAATTACCAGTATCGGAATTCTGATATAAAACAGTATCGGTTTGGCTATTGTCTTAATATCGGAAAACCTATATTCTTAATGAAAATATCGGAGATGAAGTATGAACCAATGGCAGAAAAAAATAATTGAATTAAGAGATAAGGGCTTAACTCAAACTGAAATTGCTACCGAAATGGGCTGTTCTCAAAACTATGTAAGTGATCTTGAGCGCGGTTTATGTGGAAAACGTCTTTCATATACCTATGGATCAAAGCTTGATGGTTTATGGAAAGAACATTGCCAACCTACAACAACCACTCAGGAACCAACATGAATAAATTATCAACTGATTTAACTGCAAGAGCGAGAAATGAATTAACTCGCGTATTGCAAGCACTTGCATCTAGCAATCAAGGTCAGCTTGCAGAACAAATAGGATTAGATCCTAGCACATTGTCTCGAATGAAAAACGATAAGAAATCCAATGGTTTGACAGAGATTGAAAACTGTTTAGCTTTATTGAATGTTCTAGGATTTAAAACCGTTCCGAAGAAATATCGAATGATCAGCGAAGAAAAATTAAATGCTCTATTCGTTATGTCAAAAGCATGGATGGAGAGCAAGCAGTCAATTGATGATCTATTTCAAGATGATATTGAAGATTTTGGGATGAGTTTTGAGCTTGGTTATAAAGAAAAAGCCTGATGGTCAAGATCAGGCTTTTAGTGTTCATAAATATTAGGAAATTCAGAACATGGCAAATTTAACAAATCTAGACACTAAGAACAATGATGATTTCGTTGCAGGTGATGAAGTTGTATTTAAGTCATTCGATGATGCGGGTCTCTATTTCGTTGTTGGCTATAAATTACTTGGGATGCTTAATGGTGAGATTTGTATTCAAAAATGCACAAGTAGTACTACCGATTTAGATATGGGTCAAGTTAGTGATATTGGCAACCATATCAGCCCACTTTGCAAAGTCTTAAATAAATCTTACATGACTGACGTCATTAAACATCTTGTACGTGCACATGCAGCACAGCAGGAGGTTTCATGACGACTTTCCCAAATGGAACAACGCATATTGAAAGCGACGGCACTTTTTGGAAGTGCGAGAAAAATTTGTGGTCACACTGGAATATGCATTTTAAAAAATGGTGTCCTTACGTTGGATTGGTTGATAAGAACTTTTTAAATGCGCGTATGCCACTGGTTGGTGAAGCATGAGATATGGTTTTGTTTTTCCTATATCCATTAACAGTGTAAATCTAAATGATCAATATTTATTCACTTGTTTTGGGTTTACAGGGGAAACCCCCGACATTTTCAAAAACCATCCCTCAAGATGTTTTAAATGCCATATTTCTGTAGTGGGGGTAATTCATGCAACCTGATATTAGTTTGATCAGAATGATCGATGCTATGAATGAACGGCCAATTGCATTCAACCGTCATTACGTCTCACTTGGGTGTGGTATCACAGGTGCTTTGATGTTGTCTCAAATGGTCTATTGGTCTAAATACGCAAGCAATAACGGTTGGTTTTATAAGACAAGTACCGAGTGGGAAGAAGAAACGGGCATGACGCGCCGTGAGCAAGAAACAGCCCGTAAAAACTTAGTACGTCTTAAGTTCATTCAGGAAGAATTAAAGGGCGTTCCTGGTCGGTTACATTTTCGCGTTGAAAAGGAAAACTTGTATCAAGCTTTGATGAATTTGCACCAAGTTTCAGAGGAAAATCAGTGCACAAATCCGCCAAACTTGAATGCACAAATCCGCCAAACTAGTTTGCACGATACCGCCAAACTTAGATGCACAAATCCGCCATACAGTGATGGCGGAATCCGCCAATCTAATACAGAGAATACACAAGAGAGTACACAAGAGAATAATACTAGTAGCTCACCTGTGAATTTTTCAGCAAAAAAATATTTATTGAGCATTGGGGTGACTGAGCAAGTTGCTAAAGATTTTATTGATCTGAGAACCAAGAAGAAAAAACCTATTTCTGAACTCGTCATGAAGCTTATTGAGAAACAGGCTGAAAAAGCATCACTACCTGTTTGCCGTGCATTAGAAATTTGTGTAGTCCGTGGCTGGGAATCTTTCAAAGCAGATTGGAGCTGGCAAGAAACCAATGCTGAGTTAGATCAACTTTTTTCACCAACACAAACAACAGAGCAAGCAGCTCAAGAAAATCAACCTACACGCTTTCAACCTGAGCGCGTTCAATTTGGCAAAGGATTGGTGTAATCATGGGTGCAGTTGAAAATTTATTAGATGACCGTTTAAAAAACCACAGCTGTGAAGTTAGTGTTTTGGTTGCGTTGATGACATACCGAGATTGTTTAGAGCAACTAGGCCATATGACAGAAACATTATTCACTTTGAAAACACACCAAGTAGTTTTTAAAGCGATTAAAAAATTGCATGAGTCTGGAAAGCCAGTTGATGATGTAACGATCATTAGCAGTTTGCAGACACTTGGTGGCGATGCCTTTGGAGTCAATGAGCGTTACATCATCGACATGATCGGAAATGCACCACGTACACACCTTGGTCATTTCACTGCTTACTTGAACCTTTTGCAGGACCTGCAGGCACGCCGTGACCTACGTGATGCTGCAGAAAAAACCAAGTCATTAGCAAATGATCTCAGTAATGGATCAGCTGATGATGCAATTGCAAAGGCAACAGGTTTGTTAGCTGATATTGGTACTGGTAACGAAGCTGATAGCGTTGAACACATCGTTCATTCAGCAATCAGTGTTTTTGAAGAAGTTGCCAAAATGCAAGAGGAGAAATTGGCGGGAACTTACAAGGTCCGTGGTGTAACCACTGGATTTGTAGGATTAGATTCAAAATTAAATGAAGTTGCACCAGGTGATTTAATTATTATCGCTGCACGTCCCTCGATGGGAAAAACGGCGTTTGCACAGAACATTGCTGCACATATCTCAACCAATCTTGCCAAGCCTGTTCTGTTTGAATCGTGCGAAATGAAGAAAATTAAAATTGCACGTCGTTTTGTAGCCTCAATGGGAAATGTTGAATTAAGTCGTTTGCAATCTGCTGATATTCGTCCAGAGGATTGGCAGGGTATGCAACAAGCAACAATGATCCTGCAAAAGGCACCAATTGAAATGCACGATGGAGATGTAACGCTATTTGATATACGCCGTCATGCACGTCAGACCAAAAAGCTACATGGATCAATCGGGGCAATCTTTGTTGATTACCTTCAATTAATCAAAACACCCAATTTACCTGCAAGCGTATCTGAAAATGAACGTCTGACACACGTGTCAAACGGATTGAAAGGCATTGCAATGGAATTTGATTGTCCTGTCTTTGCATTGTCTCAGTTAAGCCGTGATGTTGAGAAGCGTCCCAATAAACGTCCAAATTTATCAGACCTACGTGGATCGGGTGCACTTGAGCAAGACGCTGACATTATTTTGTTTTTATACCGTGATGAATATTACAACAAGGATAAATCCAAATTCCTTGGATTACTGGAAGTGAATGCGGCAAAAGTCCGTGATGGTGCCGTTGGTAATACATTTCTTTGTTCTGAACTTGAATATAGCCGTTTTTCTAATGTTGCTAGCCACCAGTTGGCAAGTCTCGAAAGTATGGATGGTGCAGCATGATTCAACACGATGTGTCTAAGCCAGTGGACAAAATTTTGGTGTTTGTTCTGATTCTAATGTTCTGTGTAGTTGTGAGAGGGTGTGGTACATGAAAAATAAAGTTTTAACGAAATGTTCACACGGTAATGACGTTGCATGTTTGTTCTGTGGTTTTGGTCAAGATGAGCAGGGCAATCGCACTTATCACGCTAATTACAACCTTAATCAGATCATTATCGGTATTGATCCAGATTTAGATAAATCAGGTGTTGCTGTTAAATGGCCTGATGCACTGAGTTTAAATAATCTTACTTTTGTTGAATTGAAAGATTTACTTGAGAGGGAGCAACCAGTAATTAAAAAAGTGGTAGTTGAGGCGGGATGGTTAAATGAAAAAGCTAACTTTCACTACCGACCAAATCAATCAAAAGCAGAGGGCGAACGGATTGCTAAGAATGTTGGTGAAAACCATGCAACAGGTAAATTAATCGTGCAGTTGATTGAGAGTATGGGTATCCCAGTTCAGCAACTTAAACCGACAAGATCAAAACTCAAT